GATTCAACACTTATATTCAGAAAGGTGTTCGATTATGCCGAAAATTTTATAGCCCAAGAAAGTGTACCTAATGCTATTCTGGTAATTGCAAAATATCAGTATCAAGAAGCATTTTCTGTTGATCCTGAAATAAATCTAATTGCCTTTTTTGTGGAGCTTATGTATGAGTGCCAAGTCAAAGAATAAGAAAATCGAGAAGAACCTTGATATTTTTGGTACCGAAATAGTAGAAATAGTAGAGGAAGTATTAGAAAAGGAAAAAAAGAGTTCCCCGTTTGAATTTATAAATTCTATAAATTTTACTAAGGACAATTTGATGGAAAATTCATTGAATGATGAGATGGTAGAAAAAACCTATTCTCCTTATATAACAAACCGAACTCTTTCTTATTTTCCTGATACTATCGAACAGGCAAACTTAATGAATATGAACAGTCATATAGATAGCAAACTTCAATACATATACCTATTAAGTACCATAAGAAAAAGAAAAAGGTTTTCCAAATGGATTAAACCTGAAAATGATAACCATTTAGCAAACGTAATGTTCTATTACAATGTAAATAGAAAAAAGGCACTTGATTTTTTGAAAATCCTGGACACTGAACAACTAAAAAGAATTGAAGAGTTAATAACCAATGGAACCAAAAATTGATATTTTTAACGGGCACGGAATAGAAGTTCAATTAAAGGAAAGGGGAGACTTTTTGAAAGTAAAAGAAACACTTACACGAATGGGCGTGGCTTCAAAAACAAGTAGAAAATTGTTTCAATCTTGCCATATTTTACATAAAAGAGGAAAATATTCCATACTACATTTTAAGGAACTTTTTGCTCTTGATGGTAAAAACTCTGATATAGATAGTTCTTCTATAAATCGAAGAAATACTATAGCTAGATTACTCGAGGATTGGGGTTTATTGACCATACTTTGTATTGAGCCTAGAAATGAATGCCCAATATCTCAGGTAAAAATTATACCATTTTCACACAAAAAAGATTGGGAATGTATTCCAAAATACTCGATAGGTAATACAACCAAACATACAAAAATTTAATAGTTTACTGAGGACTAAAAGGCATCGGATTGATTTTCGGTGTCTTTTTTTTAAATATGAAACTACCAACATATAAAATAAAAAAAAGACAATTGAGCAATCCCATAAAAATATCCAAATACGCAACATTCAAGGATCTAATTAAATCAGCAACCGCTGAAAGACTTGGAATTGATAATTCGCCGACAGATGAGCATTTGCTTAATAGTCAAATATTAGCATCTGAAATTTATGATAAAATAGTAGAAAAATTTAAAGTAAAAGTTTATATTTCTTCATTTTATAGAAGTCGTTCATTAAACGAAAAAATAGGTGGTAGTAAAACAAGTCAACATAGTTTAGGTATGGCCATGGATTTAGATGCTGATATGAATCCTGAACTTACAAATAAGGATTTATTTTACTTCATAAAAGATAATTTAGAATTTGATCAGTTAATATGGGAATTTGGTACAACAGAAGATCCTTCCTGGGTCCATGTATCATACAATAAAAACAAAAACCGCAACCAACTATTAAGAGTTGCTAATATAAACAACGAAATAAAATACACAACATGGTAAAACTATTCAGAACTCACATAGGCGAAGAAATTATAGGTAAAGTAATATCTTCTATAGAAAATAAATCTCCGGCTGTAATAAATATAAAAAATCCTTGCATTTTGGTTAATGTACCTGTAGCTAATTCACAACCAAAACTTTCTATGCAACCTATACTGACATATTTAGACAATGATGTAGTAGAATTTAAAGCAGATTCTTTCATGGCTGAAGGGATTCCTGTTGTCGAGATAAGGAATCAGTGGGAATCAGTTTTTGGTTCCGGGATTATAACCAAGGAATCTGAAATTATAACCAAGCAGCCAGGATTACATAAATTATAAATTTATCTAAGCCCGTTTTGATTTACGGGCTTTTTTTGTTATATTATGATTCATTAACCAAATTAAAACTATGCTAGATTTCTATACAAACGTAAGACAACATGGGAACAAACTTTTAGTCTCAGGTTGGAAAAAAGGAAAAAGGTTCCGTGAAAAAATTAACTATAAACCTTCACTTTATATACCAACTACCACAGATACCGTATGGAGAACATTAGATCAAAAGCCGGTAGCACCTGTAAAATTTGATAGCATAAACGAGTTAAAAAGTTTTACCGACCAATATAAGGGCGTTAGCAATTTTGATATTTTTGGCGATATTTCGCCAACTTATATGTTTATATCAGAATTCGGTAACGGAAATAACTACGAATCGAAAAAAATAAGAATCGCAAATATAGATATAGAGGTAGGTTCTGAAAATGGTTTTCCTGATCCTAAATTAGCTAACGAAGAATTTACCGCAATTACTATTTACTTTAATGGTAAATACCATGTCTGGGGCATCGGTGACTATACACCGCACATAGACAATGTAATTTATTACTATTGTAGCAGTGAAGAAATACTGATACACAAGTTTCTTAATTGGTGGGAAGATGCTGATATTGATATAGTAACAGGTTGGAACGTTGAATTTTTTGATATTCCATATATCTATAATCGCATTGAAAAAATTCTAGGCGAAAAAGACGCAAAAAGGTTATCTCCATTCAAGGTTGCGTATAAAAAAATAGTAAATTCAACGGGAATTTATAATAAAGAACAAACGAAAATAGACATCTATGGGATTTCTGTTCTTGATTACATGGAGTTATACAAAAAACTAACATTTACCACACCTGAATCTTATAAATTAGAAGATGTTGCTGAATATGAATTAGGCGAAAGGAAAATAGATTACTCAGAGTATCAAAATCTACATCAACTGTATAAGTCGGATTATCAAAAATACATAGAATATAATATAAAAGATGTTGAATTGGTTAAAAAATTAGATGATAAAAATCAGTTATTATCTCTAGTCCAAACCATGGCTTATGAATTTAATGTCAATTATGAGGACACATCTTCTCAGATTAGAATGTGGGATTCATATCTCTACGACCACTTAAAATCACTTAATATTGTTATTCCGAAGAAAAAATCTAGACCAAAGGAATCTTTTCCTGGCGGTTATGTAATGGATCCTATTGTTGGCGGTTATGACTGGATTATGAGTTTTGACTTAAATTCTCTATATCCTCACATAATGATGGGTACTAATATTAGCACAGAAACATTAAGGACCGATATTGAACCTGTGAGTCATATTATAAATGTAAACACACTAGACGATATAATAGAAAATGGATTACCTGATTCGGTAAAACAAACATTGGGTATGTATGATGTGTCTTTAGCCGCTAATGGTTATTTTTACGACAAAAGTAAACAAGGATTTATCCCTAAATTGCTAGAAAAACTTTACACAGAACGCAAGGAATATAAAAGGTTAATGATTGAGGCCGAGGTAGCACTGGAAATTGAAACCGATCCTTTAAAAATAAATATTCTTAAATCAAATGTATCTAAGTACAGCAATTATCAATTAGTCAAAAAAGTTGGTCTAAATTCTATATATGGGGCAAGCGGTAATAGGTTCTTTAGATATTATGATATAAGAAACGCCTCAGCAGTCACATCTCAAGGTCAAATGGCTATAAAATGGATAGGTAAAAAACTTAACTCATATTTAAAAAAATACCTGCAAACCGAAAAAGATGTGCTAATTTATTCCGATACCGATTCTGTTTATTTTTCGTTTGAATCATTAGTAGAAAAATATAAAAAAACGAAACCTAATGCTACTAGAGATGATATAGTAAATATGTTGGATTCTTATGCTCGTAAAGTAATAGAACCATTCATAGATGAAAAATATCAAGAACTAGCCGAAACGTTTAATCATTTTCAACAAAAAATGGTCATGAAGAGAGAAATAATTTCAAACAGAGCTATATGGACCGGAAAGAAAAGGTATATAATGAACGTTTTAGACAGTGAAGGCGTCCGATATAAAACACCTAAACTTAAGGTTATTGGCATGGAAATGGTGAGGTCTTCGACACCTAAGAATGTTCGAGTTAAATTAAAAACCGCAACTAATATAATACTGTCAGGTACCGAAGCCGACCTACAAAAATTTATAAGAGATTATAAAAAAGAGTTTAAGCAATTACCTGTCAGCGAAATAGCATTTCCCAGAGGAATTAATGGCCTAAATAAATTTATAAACTCAAACGGTGGTTTTATAAAAGGAACACCAGTACAAGTAAGGGCTGCCGGTACGTGGAACAAAATGCTCAAAGATATGAGTTTAGATAAAACATACGAAACTATAAAGGAAGGTGAGAAGGCAAAATTTATTTACCTGAAACTACCTAATCCAGTACTGCAAAATGTAATTGCTTTTGTCGGTGATATGCCAGACGAAAGTAAAGTAAAAGACTACATTGATTATGAAACACAGTTCGAAAAATCAGTAGTAATTCCTATAGCCACTATATTAAATGCTATAGGATGGCAAACCGAACCAATAGCATCACTAGAATCATTCTTTCAATAAAATAAAATTTATGTCACTTATTAGCAAATTTAACAAAATAGGGTCAATTAACTCTAGCATATTAACCACATCTTCTTTATTCGCCGATAAAGAAATAGTTACTACGGATGTTCCTATGCTAAACGTTGCTTTTTCCGGGTCGATGGATGGAGGTTTTAAGTCTGGTTTAACTATGTTTGCAGGACCTTCTCGACATTTTAAGACTTTGTTTGGTCTTATTTCGATGAAAGCATATTTAAAAAAATATCCGAATTCTATTGCATTGTTTTATGATTCTGAATTTGGTACACCTAAGGCCTATTTTACTTCTCTGGGTATTAATACAGACCGTGTTATTCATATTCCTATAACAGATATAGAGATTCTTACCCACGATATAACAAAAAAAATAAATGAAATAGAATTAGAGGATAAAATATTCATCTTTATTGATTCCATTGGCAATCTAGCATCAAAAAAAGAAGCACAAGATGCTTTGGATGGTAAATCTGTTGCTGATATGACAAGAGCAAAACAACTTAAATCCTTGTTTAGAATTGTAACACCGCACCTTACCATAAAAGACATTCCTATGTTTGTTGTGAATCACTCATATAAGACTATGGAAATGTACAGTAAAGATGTTGTTAGTGGTGGTACTGGTGGTATGTATTCTTCTGATTCTGTTTATATTATAGGAAGACAACAAGAAAAAAACGGAAAGGATTTAGAAGGGTATAATTTCATCATAAACGTAGAAAAATCTAGGTTTGTTAAAGAAAAATCAAAAATTCCTATAACTGTAACGTTCGAGAAAGGTTTGTCCAAGTGGTCTGGTTTACTTGATGTTGCATTAGAAACCGGGCACGTAGAAAAACCAAAAGGTGGCTGGTATAGTAGGGTTATGGTTAACACAGATACAGGCATATTGGTTGACGAAAGCGAACAGACACTATTTAGAAAATTAGCAACAAACTCTAAAATATTTTGGGAACCTATTTTTGCTAAAACTAACTTTAAATCTGCTGTCGAAAAAAGGTATTCTGTTTCATTAAACGAACTGCTACAAGACACAGAAGATGATAATGATATATCCGACACAATAAAAACTCTTGAAACTGACGAAAATGAAAAGAATAACTGAATACTTTGATATTGTTCCTAGCGACAATGATCCCGAGATTTTTTATGTTTTGTTGAAGAATATTCGTATATTTGATGGACATAAAATACTATTCGATAATGTAGAAATAATAGAAGATAATGAAGGTACTTCGCTTGATGTGAAATATTCTATTTTAGACTTAAACGAAGATACTATATATCAGGAGGAAGAAATTGAGTTTCTAGACAATATGTTGTCGGATATATTCATGTACCTAATGGAACTACAACTTAAAAACCCAGAACAAAAATTTATACACATTGGAAAAGACGATACTAAAAAACCTATTACTGAATGAAGAATACACAAGAAGAACACTTCCATTTATTAAGGAGGAATATTTTTCGGATTTTGCTGAAAAAAAGATATTTCTAACAGTAAAGTCTTTCATTAATGAATTTAATGTGCTTCCTACTAAGGAGGCCCTTATTATCGAAATAGACAAGGACAGAAATATTGAAAGTTCTTTGTATGATTCAATCTCACAAATAGTAGATGATATTACGACAAACACAGAAAAAGAAAATATTACATGGCTCATAAAGGAAACTGAATCTTTTTGTCAAGATAAATCTCTATATAATGCACTCATGGAGGCTGTAAAAATATCAGATGATTCCGATAAAAATTTATCAAGAGGTTCAATACCAGAAATTCTTAAAAATGCACTTTCAGTTTCCTTTGAACAAAATATAGGCCATGATTTTATCGAGAATGCTGAGGAAAGGTATGAATTTTATCACAGAAAAGTTTCTAAGATTCCTTTTGATATTTCTCAGATGAATAAAATAACAGACGGTGGTTTAAGTCCAAAAACACTTAATGTTATAATGGCAGGACCTGCTACAGGAAAAACTCTTGCTATGTGCCACTTTGCTTCTACTAATCTAATGGATGGTAAAAATGTTCTTTATATTACGAATGAAATTTCAGAGGAAAAAATTGCTGAACGGATCGAAGCTAATCTAATGAATTCTGATATGGCAGATGTAAAAAAATTACCTAAAGACTTATATCTAAAAAGAATACAGAAAATAAAGGCAAAAACAGACGGGCAATTAAAGATAAAGGAATACCCAACATCTTCTGCTAGCGTAAGTCATTTTAGATTCTTGATTAATGAGTTGAAACTCAAGAAAAACTTTGTGGCTGATATTATCTACGTAGATTACCTTAATATTTGTGCTTCTGCCAGATATAAAGCAGGAACTTCGGCAAATTCATATACGATTGTAAAAGCGGTTGCTGAAGAACTTAGAGGTTTAGCACAAGAATTTAATGTTCCTGTGGTAACAGCAACTCAGACAAACAGAAACGGAACAGGAACTTCTGATCCTGAAATGACTGACCTATCTGATTCTATGGGTACTGCACATACAGCGGATTTAATTATTGCATTGGTTATATCAGAAGAACTTGATGAACTTGGGCAATTACAAATAAAACAAATAAAAAATAGGTATGCGGACGCTACTAATAATAAGCGCTTTGTTGTTGGTTTAGATAGGGCAAAGATGCGATGGTATGATATAGCAGATCCCTCTTCTAAAACTAGTACCAAGGAAACATCTAATTCATTTGTTGCACCATCCGCAAATAATTCCATAAAAAACAAACCGAAATTTAAAGGTTTTAATTATTAACACAAAAAGGCGTCCTAAAAAGACGCTTTTCTTGTTTATATAAATAAATAATAAACATCAATATAATAGGGAAACTA